TCTCTTATCAGCTTCAAAATGCCGAGGGGTGTGAAGATACAACCAACAACAAAAATTTCGTCATCATTGCCATGAGTGTCGCGGTTCTTATGACGGCTTTGGGTATGGGCTTTCTCGCGTACGGTCAGACCACCGGTGGTATACACGCGTACAATAAATACATAGGCAAATCCATCGGTCCCACTCTTCCCAACGGAACGTTCCAGACACTTGGACGAAACATTGAAAGTATCACCCCACAATAAAATATAACCGTAAAGTAAAGCGAATATGGGTAATATGTCCGCACCTTCGTTGGTTGGAATAGCGATGGTTGTAGGTCTTCTCGCATGGGTATCTTACACGGGTATAAACAAATATATCGAGTGTACAGAAATCCAGGGCGACCCAAAATACGATAACCGAAAAATGTATTTGTCGCACGTTCTCACGATCGGTATTACGTTTGCCGCGACACTCGTATTAAGACCCGTCCTCGATTTGATGACTGGTCCATGGAGATCTGCAGCCCCTCCATTCTTTATTATTTCCGGTATTGCGGGATTAATATCTTCTATTTTCTCGTATCAGATTATCAGCGATGAAAAATGTGAAAAAGATGAACAAAAACATAAAATAAACATGGGATCCGTAATTGCGGGTATAATCGTGTCGTGTATCGCCATTATCATCGGATTTTCGATGTTTATGTACAACGCCGACTCTCGTAGATATTACGGTAATTATTTCGGTGGGTATTAATATGAAACCACATGAAGCTACGTATATAGTGTGTATGCTTATAGTTCATGTGATTAGAAACGTTGGGAAACTATCGTTCGAAGAAAAGATTCGGATTCTTCATTTCGTTTCCGCTTTGACCTTTTCCTTAGACGATAACCTCTGTAAAATATATAATTGTGAGAGTAAAGCCACGCTGGAGTATACGACAGAATAGTTCGAACCTTTTCTAAACTGATATACTAACCACATCGTACTGGCCGAAATTCCGAGTAACACGTAAGGATACGTGAACGAACTCACATCGTCCGTCTCGTAAATATTTTTCATATTTATCATCATCTGTGTCAAACCAAGTGCCAGGGCGGCACCGGCGATCGCATTTGTCGTACCATCGGTCATTTATATAATTAAAGATTTTAATATTGAACTATATAAATGGAATCCATTTTACAGTCGTATGCTATCAAGTCTAAAGACAACGCCGTTCTCGTAGAACGTATCACGCGTCTCGTGAATAAGTATAAGAAATCTGGAATTAACAAAGATAACATCTGTGGTCTCGTATCCACATTGATGATGGATGTTCAGAAAATCAAGACTATCACCGGTCCCGAAAAGAAGGATCTCGTCATCGATCTCATTTATTCCGTCATCGAACAGCTCGAAGCGGGTGATGAAGATACCGAACTTGAGACGGTTTTAAAGAGCATGGTTCCTCCCATGATCGATAGTTTTGCCGTCATGCTAAAGGTAAATAAGGCTTGCAGCTGTTTCAAATAATAATGAAGTTTCCCACACTTGAGACTATGGTAGCATACGGGATATATACAATCAAGGATCTTATTATGTATTCGCATAATAAGCTCCAGAAGAGAAAAATCAAAACACTCAACGAATGTTCCCGATGTTCATTCGTATTTGCGGGAGATACATGTTTAAATTGTACTACGACTTTGATTTAACAATCAAGCCCAGTACAGATTCTAAGTTATTCTGGTCGCGTTTCAAAGGTTTTGCGCGTTTGAGTCGTAATGGCTCATTTGTACCCATAGCCCCCTTTATTTCATACATTTTCGCATTGTTTGTAATAGCGGGTACCACTATATTGGGTTCTGGTTCACATGTAATTTCCTCTATTCGCTCTTCGGTATCTACAGAGTTGTTTTCTCTGAACTCGTCTATACTCATCATACCACCGAATTCAATCAGACTTTGTCTCGGGGGTGCGGGTTTAATCGAACCAAACTTTCCAAATAATTTTTTACGCATAATGATCATATTACCACATACGATACTCCCTTGGGTCAATCCCTTCGTATCTAAAGCATATGATTTCATACAACTCCACGAACAAAAACGTCCCGATGTTGTAAACGTTTTGCGTCTATCATCATATTTAAGAGGCATTGTTAAAGATGTACCTTTAAAATCATGACAACACCACCAACACCAGGACATACATATAATCTGAAATTATTCTTTAAGCATACTTACTTATCGCACCTTGACCCGCGGGAGACATCGCACCCATCATCATAAACAATACGAGACAACAGCACAGAATGGAAGAAGACGCGGAACTCGCCAACGCAGGCGCGCCAGCAGCAGCTATCATGGGTCCAAATAAACCGGCACCAATACTCTCGAAAACATCGGCAAGAGCTTCACCAGCTCCTTGAGAAGACTGCTCAGACGAAGAAGTGGCTTTCGACGCAGCTTCTTGAATGGTAGAATCATTCATTATCGCTTCTAAAATTTGTGAAACGGATGCGGCTGCTATGACCCTGGACATGATTTTCTGATCAATAACAATTTCACCAGCCACAGTACAATCGTATCCATCAATCGTTAAGGTCGCATCTTGAATATTAGTAGACTCTGACATAATTTTATTCAGGTTATCAAGTTTAAAAGTTCGTTCTGTAATTTGTGTGATTTGATTATTTATAGAATTTCGAATATCCGCTTGATCGCTCGAGGGCATAGACATGAAACCCTCATCACTTTCTAAACTAGAATCGAGTTCGTTCGTTAAGTGAGTTGTCGCACTCGTTGCCAAATCCGCGGCAGTTTGTGTAGAAATTTCAGCTTGGGCGACCGTCTCGGCATCTATTTCCTGTGTCGCATAAAATTTACACCCTTTAATATTACTTAACACAACTTTTAACGTCTGAATGTTCGTTGATTGTGCGACTGTCTCGGACGTATTTGTTTGCATTATGTTTGTCGTGTTCTGAACCAGTGTTTCCGTGTTCAGCTCATTCGTAATGGCTTGGCGAGCTGGTTCACTACCACCACCCAATAAACCACCAGCGGCAGCCCCCACTGCTAATCCTGCTACAAGACCTAAAACCATTATAATATCAGGAGAAAAAAAATATTTTAAAATATAAATGAAGGTTCAAAATAGGGAAATTATTATTATTGTCTCTGTCATGATTCTTATCGCCTGCGTGTTGTTTCAGTTTAAGCGAACCGAAAAACTTGAAGGTGTTGACATTGATAAAATTATAAAAAAAATCGAAGACAAGGATCTAAGCAAAGATCCATTTCTCGTGAGTGGTATGTTGTATGGTAAAATTGATAAAGAAACACAGGACAGTCTTATTGATCTCTCTATGGTAAATGATAAGAAAGTGATTGTGGAGATTTTGAAGAGTTTATAAAAAAAAATATAATTAATATTAATGGTCAGCCTCCGAGTTGGAAGAGGTAGTGAAGAGGGAGGTGCTCATGAAAGCTTTATAACGACAACTCTCGAACCATGGAACCCCAATAACACATCATCATCATGGAAGGAAATAGATGTTAGTGATTTACGTCTTTCAACATCACATAGGCTTACATATGATCTAAATGGGACACCACCCCCAACGGGTACAACAGTTTTTGTTCATTGTCCGAGTGACAATAAAACGTACGTACATCCAGTATTGGAATATATTAATGGTAATAAAAGATTGTGGAAGCGCACTCATTATGACTCTATAAGTTGTACGGATGATAAGTTACTGATGACATATACAGGTAAAAGCGAAGCGTCGGATCCAGCAGATCCACAAAAGACGGGAAAATTCTCGTATATAATGGGACATCAGGGTGGTGAAACTGGTATTGATAATATTGATAAAAATGAAATTGTTGCCTTAGATAATGTACGATTTCCAGGAGTTTCACAATCGGGAGAAAATCCATGTCCGGGTGCGATCGCAAAAGCGTATGTCTCTACCGATCGTATCAGGTGTGTATACACACCCGATAATGTATCGCAACTACACAATATTTCCGACCTCAATACGGATCATAGAATCATAGAAATGAGAAATGATTTAACTAAGAGAATATGTAGCAAAACCGCATACGTGGATCAGCAAATGGGTCAGGGGTCGACTTGTTTAGAACAGGAAGGAATTGGTAAGGTAAAAGACCGTTGGTGTGGTGAACTTGACAATATACAGTATCCAGCTTGTGCCGATCTAAGAGATAATTTAAGTGCTGCTTATTGTGACGATCAATTGAACGCTAATAAACCATATTGTAAGTGTCACACCGTATCTACGAAATGTACTGATTCTCAGGGTAACATAATTCCCGGTGCGGCCGAAAATTATGACGTGTGTCAGGAGTATGTCGAATATATGAAAGAATTTGAAAAGTACAAAGAAAATTATCCGGGTACGTATAGTGAAATTAAACGGCGAGCTAAATGTAACGTCGGTTGCGGTGAAGTGAGTACCGATCTTGTATGGAGAGGAAGTTCTCAATGTACCGGAGATTTAACAGTGTGTCTTCAAGAAGTTGATGTTGAAGGTAGTCAGAATACGACTGTCGTTTTAGATCAGTCGTGTGGCGCGAATGAAAGTAATAATGAAATAGCGCAAGATCAAATTATGGAAGAGCAGGCGAAGAGATATAATGATGAATTAGCTGCGCAGTTTGCTCAACTGGAAGAAATAAAAACCAGATTAGAAAATGCGGGAGTTGATGAGAAAGAACAATACGAACTGAGGTTACAAGAAATGCAGTTACAACAAGCCGCCGCCGAATCTCAAAGATTGCGTAACGAATATATTGCTAAAGCACAAGCCGCGAAAGCTGCGCGTGATGCGAAACTTGAATTTAATAACAAAATTTTACAAACGGGCGGTATTTCTGTCGTCATTTTGATATGTATAATTATTTTCGTCCTAATAACAAAAAAATAACGAATGATATTAAAGAAAATACTTTCTTTATATACACATGATACTTAGTATAGACGTAGGTATTAGAAACCTCGCGATGTGTCAATTCGACGAGACGTCAAACCTTGTAGTACAGTGGGACGTCTCGGGAATACCACCCGAACATAAAGATGGAATATACATCTCTTTAAGAAAACACTTAGATGAACGTCCATGGGTTTTGGATTCACAAATAATTTTGATCGAAAAGCAACCCGACAGAAACAAAAAAATGGTTTCTGTCATGCATTTTCTTCACGCATATTTTGTGATTAAAGCGCCACAATCTGAAACGATCATATACGACGCGCGATTTAAAATACCCGACGTCGCGGGTCCTGGTCGGGCGCAATATTTAAAAAGAAAAAAGACGGCCATCGAGAGGTGTAAAGTGTTCATAGAGACCCACGAAAACAATGCACACTGGCTCCCAATATTTAACGCATCGAAGAAAAAAGATGATTTGGCAGACACAGTCATGCAAGCTTTGAGTTTCACGAAACGCGTCGAGCCGAAAAAAGCTGTCAAAAAGGTGAATAAAAAACTTGTACCACGCAAACCAAATGATAATCAGAAACGAACAAAATATTCAAAGTGTAATTTAGCGTGGATATATAAAAATAAACCCGAGTGTGAATATCTTGAAAACAATAAACGGTTTATGAAAGATCTTAAACGATATTACAGGTCGATAGATGATCTCGTCGCGGATTTATCTT